GCCGGGACCAGAAGGCCCACACTAGGTAGGATGTGCAGTTGTTGCAGCTCGGAGGCACCAACCACGGGGGGTCCACTTATGGTGGCCTCCGCGCTATATGCTGCGAGCTGCAAAACCGAAGTGTTGCCGCAGTTGGGGTTGCCCGTGGTGACGTCGCCGCAACTTAGAGTGTGTACTTGGGCGAGCGCCGAGCTTTGTACTGAAACGTTGCCTGCGATTAAGTCGGTTGCGAAGAGTAGGCTTTGTTCCGTCAGTGGGGTAGCGGAAACCTCGCAGGGGGCTGTGGTCGCTCCAATGGGTGATAGGGTGTGGTTCTGAGCTGAGGTGGGTGTACCAACAGTAGGAGAACCGGTCAGAACCTCTGTTGCGGTGAGGGTGCTGCTCTGAGCCGCCGTGGCAGTCCCAACAACCGGAGAACCGGTTTGGGTAGATGTTGCTGTGAGGGACTGATCCTGCGCAAGAGCAGTTGTCCCAACAGTAGGAGACCCGGTCAGAACCTCTGTTGCTGTGAGGGTGTGATCCTGCGCAAGTGCAGTTGTCCCAACAGTAGGAGACCCGGTTTGGGTAGATGTTGCGGTGAGGGTGCTGCTTTGAGCCGCCGTAGCAGTCCCGACAACCGGAGAACCTGTTACAATGGGAGTGGCAGTTAGAGACTGATCCTGCGCAAGAACAGTTGTCCCAACAACAGGAGAACCGGTCAGAACCTCTGTTGCGGTGAGGGACTGATCCTGAGCAAGTGCAGTTGTCCCAACAACCGGAGAACCGGTTTGGGTAGATGTTGCTGTGAGGGTGTGACCGGTGCCGCCATCTACGAAACCGTCATCGCCTAGAGGGGTGGAGGCGAGAGGGGAAAAGCCAAGCATGTTTCGGCCCCCTTAGTTGTTTAGGTCTATATTAAAGGTATCAAGAACAGCATCTCCGTCTGAAGTGTTTGTAATGGTTGCCGTGCTGTTTCGAGTTTCACCACCATTCGCCCTAAAGGCAACAGTGTCGTTGTCGCTAACGGTGAACGTGAAGTTTCCGGGGGAGCTGACTGGCGAACCAACTAGCGAACCATTCACAATAGCCTGTAGGGTGTAATTATCCCTATTTTCTGTAAATGTAGCCCGCAACGTGATGGCTTGATTGATACCACTAATTGTCTGCGTATTCGTTGTGGCGGTAGAACCAGCAGTGCTTAAGTTGTTCCAGTTTACGGCATTAGGCGTCACGTCCGGGAGGGGCGTCGTTGATGGATATATCTGAGTTGCGCCGTAGTATGCCTTAACGACTTCCGTCGATCCCAAGTATAGAGCGTCAGCGGTGTTCAACACTGGCATGTCGTCACCCCGTGATTAGGTAGAGCGTACCCGCGTCTGGTGTAAGTGCGTCGTACTCGGCCTGTGTCAGGGCTACCCAAGTTTCTCCTGCTGGACCTCGCGCACCTGTCGCGCCTCTAGGGGCGAGGATAACGACCCGTGTACCATTCGGCACCAAGGTGGCGGTGCCGGTTCCATCAATCGCAGAAACTGCTGTTAGTTTGATCCTATCGCCAGCGGTCAACTCAAACGCGGTTGTCAGGGTAACACCACCATCATCTTGGTTGGCATCGCGTGTAACGTAGTCCTGCATGATCTCACCGGCCTGAGCGACATATCCGCCGCCAGTATCCAGTTCAGCTTGAACAGTGAGTTCTGCTCGGTTGTTGAAGTTGATGACAACAGAGAACAGGAAAACGAAAGTGCCATCAACATTGCAGGTAAGGTCGGCTCCGCTAATCGTAAAAGCAGTACCTGTGATTGCAGGTGAGGCCCAAGTGACATCAACAACTCCAGCAGAGGTGTCTGCCGTAGATGTACCCTGTGCCTTGATGATTACGCCACTTGAGCCAAAGTCAGCAGCCGTTGCCCCTACATACACGACCGCTGAACCAGATAGGTTGATCGTGTTGTCGGCGTTAGAACTTTCACTCACCGTCCGAGACAACGTGGTCCCCGCAGCCGTGTAGGTTCCGGTGCCGATTTCCCAACTGGTCCCATCTTCTATGACATATCGTACAAGGTCGCCGTCAACCACACCCGCCGCAGCGAACGTCTGGTAGCCGCTCTCCGCGCTGCCCAAAGTAATAGTCCCCGTGCCTGTCGTGGACGTGGAGACTTTTGCCCTATTGACCAGCGTCACCATAAGCTAAACCCCTTACGCCGGATCGGGGATGCCCACGGTGAACGACCCAAGAGTGAAGGTGTTCCCGGTGGTCAACGCCTGCGAAGCGGTCAACGAGCCGGTGACAAGCAAGCGGCTGTTGGTTGTGTCAACCAGCGCATAGTGCGTCGCCGTTCCGGTGCCCGTCACAGAGCCGTCCGTGATTGCGGCAACGACAACTTCGCGCCCGCCACCGGCTCGGTTCTGCGGAGCGCCGATGCTCAGTGTGGTGCTGTTCCCCAGAGTGCTGGTGCTCGTTGCATCCGCGTAGCTTGTCGCTTCCTGTGATGTGATGTGGACGGCATTTGCCTCAGTGTCGAGGACGGTCAAACCGTTGTCGAACACGCGATCATTAAGGGTAGCCACGGTCTATTCTCCTTGTGGATTCATGCGCCGTCGAGCGACGCTGGGTTTTATCTGTCACGCAAAGCGCACGCCCTTGACACGCATGTTAGAACGCCGTGTGTCACGCCCTTTTGCGTCGTCGGCACCTTGGAAAAACTTGGTTTTGTAGTAGGCAGCGAGTTCCAAGTTGGTCCACTCTTTACCCGGAGTAACCGTAAGAGATGCTATCGCCCCGCAGGCGATATTTCTTCCGTGCGCCTTGAAGATGAAGTCTTCGACGCCAGAGGACGACGGAGCTGGTTTTAGTACGACCGTCGCATACAGCGTGTAGGCGCGGTCCGGCGTCGGGAAGAACCGCACCTCTTGGTCCTCGAACAAACTGTAATGTCGAGGCATCCCCTTAGGGGCCGTCGGGTTGTTGTTGGAATGCAGTTCGGAGACCCGAGACAGTAGTAAACCGTCTACATGGACGGAAACCACGTTCTCCAGCGCAGCGCCGCCGGGAATTCCCACGAAGTAATCGGAGACGCCGTCAACGGTTTGCTCGGCCGGGGTCCGGTAGGTCCAAACTTCGCTGCGCTCACAAAAGTCGATGGCGGCGTCTCGAATATGGTTGTCGATAACTACTTCAGGGCAGCCGGGAACGTGTGGCTGCACCAGACGGTAGAACTCTTCCCAGCGGGTCGCCATGTCATGTCACCGAGCTTGCATTGTTCGGCGATACCGCGCTGTCGGTCTGTGACTTCGCCCCAATTGCAGAGTTGAACGCTTGGTAGGAAGCCGAAGCGCGAGCCTCGTTCGCACCATACTCTGCATCCTTCGAGTAGGCCCGGTACAGCACCCAGTCGATGATCGGGCTGGTGTAGATGTCGTCGACCTTGATGACCTCAGTGCTGCCGGTATCCGGGTTCAGCTCGCTCTCCGTCAGTGCGTGGGCCTGCGGAGCGTCGGCATAAACCACCTCGATCTGCGCATTGGTAGAAGCCGGTGGGTAGACGAAGAACTCTTTGGGTTGGCGCGGGTCGAAGGTGTAGTGCTGGATGTTTACCGTCGGGGTCTCCGAGTGCCAAGCGGGGCGCTGGTCATCCAAGACACTGCGCGCGACAAGGCGAACCACCTTCTTCGCAGAAGTCGCAGCGACGTTGCGCGTCACGTCCAGAAGGCGCAGCGACGAAGGGAACGCTGTAGCCAGTGTCTGGCGGGAACCCTCCACACACGTGAAGCTGCCCGACTTCGCATTTGCGTCCGGGCGCAGCAGTGTAATCGCTAGGTAGGACTCGTTGATCCAGTTCTGGAGTTCGAGCCGGGGCCAGCGGATGTTGGTGTCCTGAAGGACGTCCTCAACCCGCCGGATAATGTCGGTTACTTTAACTGTCGCCATCTGTCCGCGCCTCATTCACGTCGGGGGTGCCGGGGTTGTCCCCCGCAGGCGTATCCGCGCTGGGGGCTGGTTTGCGCTTGGTCGAAGTTTTGGTTTTTTCGGCGGCGGGGGCCTTTGCCAGCTCTTCGCCTTCAGCCGTCAGCACCATCGCGTCACCGACGATTTTGGCCACGACGACGCGCTTGTCGCCGATGCGGGCAATCGCACGGTTGCATGCAATCTCTGCACCAGTGGCTTCGATGATCTTGAATACGTCCATAACCACTCTCCTGTTGTTGTAACGGGAGGGGCCGAAACCCCTCCCATCAGGTCAGTCGTTAGGTGGCCGAGCCGACCAGAGCAGAAACCAAGGCTTCGTCTTTGACGACCTTGCGGCCGTACACAGCCAGACCACGGACAATGTCGCCGAAGTCAGTCTGGTTGCGAAGCGGCTCAGTCTTGCTGATCTGCGAGGCGAAGGCGCAGGACGCCTTGGTGCCTGCAACCATCATCCGACGGTTCTTGGCGTTGGTCAGGGTTGCACCCGACGCAGTTGCCGAGAGGCCCGGAACCAGTGCACGGCCAGCAGCACCCTTGGGCATCAGGTTCGACACATAGACCGTGAAGCGGTCCAGCATGCCGACCTTACCGGTGCGGATCGTCGAAGACGCATCACCGGTGAAGTATGCCTGTGCGATGTCGGTCTGCATGAGCAGCTGACGGTCGTACGGGGTGATGATGAGCCAGCGGCCTTCTTCCGGCACGTTCTGCTCGTCCAGAGCCGCCGACATGCGGAGGATGGTCTTCAGAACGTTGGACGGGGTTGCTTGGTCGATGGGGGCAATGTCGGTTCCGAGGTTGTACTCGGACGACAGAGCGCCAGCGGTGGCACCCACGTTGGCAGCATCGGCACCATCGGTCACGAACCACTGGAAGAAGCAGTCGTTCTCGATGTTGATCTTCAGCTGCTTGGCAGCGTCGTCGGTGAACATGTTCATCAGGTCCATGTCGGCCTGATGCGCCAGCACATCGTTGACCTGCACGCTGAAGTACTTGCCCTGCGTGATCTGCATGTCGGTGTAGATCGGTGCGGGAACTTCAGACGAGAGGGTCGAGCCAGCTCCGCCGTAATCACGGATCGTGATCGACGGTGCAGTGCGGATGCGGATGGTATCACCCTGATTTTTGATCTCGCCTTCCCAGTCGGTGTTGGCGATTTCAGTCATCATGGTGCTGGCGTAGAACTTAGCGTTCAGCTTGTTCGACCAGAGTTGCGGGATAAAACCGCCGGTGTACTCGGGGCTGGTGGTAAAGTCACCAGTAGTCGGGAAAACAGCCATTTTGGCCTCCTTAGTTGGTCAACCAGCTGCTTACATGTTAGCACATTTTATAGGCGAACACGACCTTCAAGGTACGCAGCTGTAAGTTCAGCTTCAAGTTTGGCCGCCTCGTCCGCTTGCCCCCGCCCGTTCAAAACCCGGATTTTGGTCCAAGCCGCCTCAACCTCACGGGCTGAGTAGACTTTGGCGTCCTTACCCACGTTCTGCGTCCGCGCGGAGTTTGCGGAACGGTTTGGCGCAACCTGCTTCTCGAGTTCGGCTTGGCGCTTCTCTTTCGCTGGCTCTTGCGTATCAGCGACGCTGCTCTTCCACAGGTTCACGTAGTGTGCGACTGCTTCAGCGTCACCGGCGTCAAAAGCCGTCTTTGCCTGAGTTCGACGCGGTGCCCGGAGCATGGGATCATACTCGTTTAGCCACGCGACCCAACGTTCGTCCCGGTCAACCTTCTCAAAGTCAGGCACAAGCTGCGCCAGTTTCTGAGAAAAGCCCATTTGACCGATCTGGCTACCAGTGGTGGAAACTTTCGCTTCCAAGTCCTTGATAACCTTAGCTTGTGCCTCAAGCTGCTCCTGATACTCAGCAGCAACCTCGCGAGCCACGCGCCGTTGAACGTCGATCAACTCTTCACCAAATTCGGCCCGATCTGCATCGGTCACATAACTGACTTTCTCCTTCGGCTTTGTCGGCTCAGCTGGCTTGGGGGCCTCGGCAGCTTTGACAAGCTGTGTGACCCGTTCTGTCAGCTCCTTGACCTGCTGGTGCAGGCGAGGAACTTCGGCGTCATACTTCCCCTGAAGGGTGCGGTATCTCTGCTCGAAGTCGTCCGCTACGTCCGTCGGCGACGTGTCAGCTGGCTTTGCGTTATCAGGTCGGGGTGCTTCCTCGGTCTTAGGGTCGGTAGCTTCCACCGTAGTATCCGCTTGGTCTTCCGCTTTAGCCGCTTTGGCATCTTTCGGTGGTTCCTCGCGGGCCTTTAGTGTCTTCTCCAGTTCTTCGACTTCAGCAAGCTGAGCCTGCACCTGTTTCGGCAACGCCATTTTGATCTCCTCAAAGCACCAACTCTGTTTTGCAGCGCCCGTAGTATGCTGCTCCCGTCATGGTGTGCTTCAGTTTACCTTATCACCTTGGCCGACTCTTCAGTCGCCCTCAGCAAGTCTTCAAATGCTTCCGCTCGCCCTTGCAGCCGGTGGATTGAACCCATATCGGCCGCGTAAACCAGCTTCTGCTTTGCTGTGTCCAATTCGGATCGCAGCAACCTGACGAACGCCTCCCCTCCCGGCTCTTTGAGCCTAGCCAGTGCTTTCACCGACTGAGGGTCCGCGTTCTTCAAGTCTATCATGCGTGTAGGCTACCTTGTATGTGCTAACGTGTCAACAGATGTACGCTTTAGCGTCCATTGGGGCGCGCGCTGATCGTGTTGCTCTGGCGTCCGCCCATCGGGGTGCCGTCCTCCTGCAACTGCTGCCCCTGCTGGGCGGCCTGCATCATCTCCATCTGGGCCTGCTGCGCGGCCTGCTGCTGTTGCACAATCTGCTCCCGCGTCGGGACCAACTTGTCGACGTTCGTGTTCAGGTTTCCTGCGAGATCACGCATCAACTCGGCCGTACCCGGCAAGCCGACGATCTGCTGCGCAATCGGGCTTTCGAGGATAAGACGCAGGAACTCGTTCTTCCGCACCGCCTCGGCCTCTTTCACGACCAGAGACATCGCACCGCGCGCCACAACCTGTACGTCGCCGATCAAGTCTGGGTCGTCCGCGTAGCGCAGGTTTCGCTGGTACTGCCGCTCCAGCATCGGGGTCAGCACGTCGTAGTCGATGTTGCCGATCACCTGCTTGATGCTCTTGCCAGCGTTCGAGATCAGCATTGAGAGGCCAGACGAGGTGCGCCCCGCGCCGGGGACGTGTTCGCCGGTCATGTAGCGTGGGATGCCGGACACCTCGTCGGCGATGCCCATGAACCGGTCGAAGACCGCCATAAGCTCCTGCGCGTTCGAGTTCGGCTGGAAGAACGTCATCGGCGGGGAGTTGTCGTTGTAGTCTGACTGCCTGAACTGCCAAATCTTCCACGGGTGCATCTGAGTGATGTCTTCACCGGCAGGGAGGCGGCTGATGTTCACCCCCACCTGCGGCCCCGAGGCGATGCCCATGTTGTTCGCAAGCGCCCGAGCGGCCGCGTTGCACATGTTCTGTGCGTCCATGCAAAGGTCAGCGACGCCGTTACCGTCGACCCGCCCCGGCACCTTCTCGTACGACGTCACGTAGTACGGTTTCCGGTTCAGGGGGTCGTAGTTCAGCACCGCCTTGATGACGGTGTTATTCACCATCCAAACTTCGCACGGGTACGACATCTGGGGGTCTTCAATATCAGCCTCATCCATGCCCCAGTCGATGAGGAGCTTGCCGGGGATCGAGTCCCAAAGCTGAATTGCCGCAACGATGTCGCTGTGCGCGTCGTCGAAGTCTTTGCCCGTGGCCGTCTCGATCTCGGAGTCATCGTGCTCAAGCCAGTCGAACGACCCGAGGCCGAAGTCGGCAAGGATCGACCGGACGGAGCCTTCGTCGTAACCCTCGACACCAATCATCGCCTCCACGTCCTCACGTGTGAGGTGGTGCAACTCGATGCAGGGCATGCTCTGGACGTCATCGCCCCACGGTGCCCAGTAGAACTTGTACGGGTCTACCCGCTCCCACTCGTCGCGCAGCACATCCATAGCGGCCATCCCGCCCTGAACGTACTTCATAGCCTTGCGTTTCCGGGGGATCGGACCCTTCAGGACTGCGTAGGGGAACGTCGCGATGTCGTTCGTAAACTCATAGAGCGCCTTGACGAACCCGCCCTCCATGAGCTGGTCCTCCATCTTCTTCTCCATGCGGCCAACGCGCTTGTCAGCCTCCTCCTTCATCGCCCGCATCGCGGTGTCTTTCATCCCAGAGGCAAGCTGCTGGAGACCTGCGGGGTCGATGGGTGGATTACCGGCCGCGTAATACTGGGCCAAATTCGCCTGCATGATCCCCTGCAAACGCTCTTGCACCTCCGGCGGCACCTCCGGAAGGGGTGTCGGGGCCAGTGCCCACGGCTTGTCAGCGCCGGTGCCCAACAGCGTATCCCGCAGCCATGCAGTGGCTGTACGACACTTCGTCGAGACGATCCCCATGAAGATTTCAGAACCGCCGTGTTCTTTGATCGACGCCAGTTTCTCAGGGTCATACTGCATCGAACGTGCGCGAAGGCACTTCGTCAGGCGCGGCTCGATCTCAAGGCGCTTGTGGTCTCGCATCACCTCCCACCGGCGGCGGACGTGGGAGGCCAACCCTTGGATCATCGGGGTGTTCTGCTTTTCGGCGGCAGACTTCTTCGCGGCGGCCTCTAAGTCAGACGCTCGCGCGACTGGAATCAGTGCGGGACCAAGCTCCATGGCATTATCTCGTGTATGACGTCGTAAACACAGTACCCTTGATATGATTACACGTCAACACATCAGGTCCAGCCATTGGACGCCACCTTGCGGACCTCGCGGCGCTCGTTCTCGACAACCCCACCAAACGTCTCGCCGCCGTCGGCGTGCAGACACAGGTACTGGAACGCATCAGCGATGTCAGACCACGGGTGCGACTTCTCCGGCTTCTCGTCCTTCGCGCCCTTCGTGTTGATCTTGTACCGGTACTTCCCGGCCATTGCTTGGATCAGCGAGGTGGCGTGCGTCGGGTCGATGGTCAGCCCATACTTCCCGTCGACAACCCGCGTCATGTACCGCTCGACCGCCGCGATCCGCGCCGCCACGGAGTTCGTCTTCGCCGGTTTCAGCATAAACCCCTCGGAGCGGTAGATGTCCGCCACCGTGCGCTCGTCTGTCTGCACGCGCTGAAACGCAGCCGGGTCGATGATAACCATCGCGCTGCGGCCGGGGAATTTGTTCGTCAAAAGCGGCTTCAGGCGCTCCTGAATGAACCGCAAAGCCCCCATATCCTCGGAAATCAGGCTGTCGTAGACGATAAGACGCCCATCATACGCCAGTTGGCCGATCACCGCCGCCGGTGTCAGGCCCGCATCCACCCCAATCAGGAGCGGTGAAGAGCTGAACATCGGGGTAATCTCATGCTTCGCTACGTGTGCAGCACGGTCAAACGCCTTGAAAACTGGCTGTCCGGACAGAGATTTACCGAATTTCGCGTGGATGTAGACGTCGATCCAGTCCTCGGTTTTGCCGTGAGCAAGGTTGTCGTAGTAATCATCTGGCAAAAACCTGGTCCAGTCAGCCTCAGGGGCGAGACCACTGGGCTGGATCGTAATGTGCACGTTCTCCGGCGGGTCGGAAATCAGCGTTTCCCAGAACGTGTCCTGATCCGGCGGGTTGGTCATCCCCCACAGGTGCGCGTTCGGCCTGCCGTCGTCAGTCTTGCACCCCACCCCGTTCATCATTTTGTCCGGGTAGCGTCCTACACGGCCCTGCGCGGCGTTGTAGATGTCCGGGTGAATTTCCCTGAACTCGTCGAAGATAATGAAGCTCGCCTGTAGCGACAGCAGTCGCCGGACGTCGTTCGCATCGTCCAGACCCCGAAACAGCACGTCGCACTCGATGTCGCCAACCTTGATGACGAACTTGTACTCTGTCTTGAGGAAATACCCCATGACGCCGTCTGGAATCCACTTGAGAAAGTCTGGAATCGACGTATCGCGCAGCTGCTCGCGCGTGTTCCGCACCCAAATGCACCGGGACCGCCGGACGCCGTCCTTGCAAGGGGCCATCTGCGCCGCATGGTGCAGGATTTTCATGATGCCAGCGGTGGTTTTCGTCGAGCCTACCGGGCCAATCGCCAGTGAGATGAACTTCTCCGAGTAGAAAAAGCCGTCGAGGGACTCGATCACCTCGAAATTGATCTCATGGGGCATCTGTTATGGCCTGACCCTCAATCGTGATGCCGTGGTCGGCGTCTCTGGCGCGTGTGATGTTGATGACCACCTGCGGCCCGCTGTCGGCCGCAACGGTTTTCTCTTCCGGCTCCAGCTTGCCCATCTTGTTCAGCAACTTTTGGAACTCGATCCGCGTCTGCGGGTTGATCGTCGTGCTCTGCATGTGGCGAAACAGGTTGTCGAGGTTCACAGCCCCCATCAGGCGCGCCACGATCTCCATCTTCGAGGGGTCATCCTCGATCTCCTGAAGCTGGCCACGCGACAGGATCGGCTTGGCCGCCAGTTCTTGGGATGTGAGTTTGTCTACCTGATTGCTCATGGTGTCAGATGCTAACGTGTATGTGCTTACTGGTCAAGGATTTGGGTGTGTGAGGTACGCTTGGGGGGTGTGGTCAGTGTCGGAATTAAGTGGGTGAAGCGTGCGTAGTTTGAAAGGGTCTAAAATTTGGGTTGGGGTGTACGCGACACCTAAGGAGTGGGTGGCCCCCCACCCCCGCTCGGTCCCTGTCCCCCCCTGTTTACGCTGCGCCATGTATGAGGCGGCTGACAACCGCCGGACATACTGTCAACGACTGCGCGGCTACCTAGTCACGCGACTGTCGGCACGCGCTGATCCACCGCGCGTAAAAGATACGCGGCTCAACCCTGCCGTGTGGAATATGGGGCTAGTTTTGTGCGACCCAACGCGCGGCGATGCGCAGGGGTGAGCGGATAGCTCATATAGTAGCAGGATGACCGTGGAACCGGCCTGCGATGCACCAGCGGCACCGACTTATTCGGGCAAAGAGTAGTACGCATGACATGGCTACATGTCAGCACTCCAAAGGTGCGCCCTCAGCAGGCTGCTACTCCCCTTCACGCGTATATCTAAAGGCGGCACGGGCAAGCGAAGTGACACATGTGTGTAGCGCGCGCAACGGGCCAACCCGTTCTGGACTTGATCCAGTGACCGCGCGTGCTGCACCGTGTGTCATTGCAGAGCGCATCCATGCCGGGTGTGTTCTGTTTTGACACATGAACCGCGAAAGGGTTTCACTATGCTTACATCTAAGCAACTCAAGGATATGATCGCTTCTTTCGGCAAGACGACTGCCGCCATGCGTGAGGATATGCAGACCATCCTTATCAACGCTGCCGCTCATGCGTATCAGCACGGCGACGTGACGTTCTTTGACACGCTGTTTGACAACGCCTCAGGTGTGAACCGCAAGCGTGCTGCCAAGTGGGTTTACGACTTTGGCTTTGCCACGCTCAACAAGGACGGCAAGTTCAAGCTCAACAAGGATGCTCGCAACAAGGCCGACTTCAGGGACGGACTGGACTGTTACAACTGGCTCCAGCTCAACGCCCGTGCTTGGTATATTGCTGAGGAAAGCATGGCCGACGTGGCTAAGTCCCTCGATGTCGCCTCTCGCATCAACGCCCTCGCCAAGGCTGTCCGCGAAACCGACAGCGGCGAAAGCAAAACCTACAACGCCGTGACCGTCGACGCGGCCGCTATCAACAAGGCCATGGCTGCCCTCAAGGATGCCCTCACTGCCCCCACTGCACCCGCTGCACCCGCGATCCTTCAAGCGGCCGCCTAATCTGCCAACACGTGAACAAGTGAACACTATGAGGGGCTGCACTCGCGGCCCCTTT